TACTATCGAGTACAGCGAGTCTCAGGTACACAAGATGTCGTCTGATCAGTATGAAAAACATTCTGATGCTATCATGGAAGCAATACGTGCAGGTAAGTTTACCTACGATATGACAGGTGGCGCACGTTAATTGCAAATAAAGTATTGACATCTATAGACTATAATGTATAACTATAGGTGTCTTTAACCTGTAGTAAGCCTCACACTGTGACTACCTTACTATTAAGACACTATCTCAATAAGTCTAAACATACCAATAATAAGACCTACCTGAATAAGTATAGGCCCGTGTAGTTTAACATTGTGACTGATCCTTACAACTTAAATATACATGCACCCTAGAAAGTACAGCCTCTTATCGGTTCGTTTAGCTTACTTAAAAATAAGCCAAACACCTAATGGAGGATTATAATGGCATTTGCATCCGCAAGCGGATATTCAAACTTACCGAATGGTAACTTTAGTTCCGTAATTTATTCAAAAAAAGTACAACTTGCATTCCGCAAGTCCACAGTTTGTGGAGACATAACTAACTCTGATTATTTCGGTGAGATCGCTGCACAAGGCGATACAGTGAAAATTATAAAAGAGCCTGAGGTAAGCGTATCAGCTTATGCTCGTGGTACAACCATTGCTGCTCAAGATTTAGCAGACGCAGACTTCTCTCTAGTTGTAGACAAAGCTAACTACTTTGCTTTCAAGATTGACGATATCGAAGAAGCACACTCACATGTAAACTTCATGGACTTAGCTACAAACCGTGCGGCTTTCCGCTTGGCTGATCAGCATGACCAAGAAGTATTGGGCTACTTAAGTGGTTACAAGCAAGCTGCATTACATGCTAACGCAGGTACAGTAAACAACGTAGTAAATGGTACTAAAGCTAATACAGCTTCCGGTACAGACGAATTACTTGCAGCTAACAAGCTGAAAAAGGGTGATTTCGGAAACATTACTACAACTTCAGCAGGGGAACACTCTATCCCAGTTGCAGCACGTTTACCCGGAGCAACTGCTCTACCAACAGCATACGTATCACCAGCAATGTTGATAGCACGTATGGGTCGTTTGTTAGATCAGAACCAAGTAGACACTGCAGGTAGATGGCTGGTAATTGATCCTGTATTTATGGAAGTTCTTCGTGATGAAGATTCTCGCCTATTTAATGCAGACTTCGGTGAATCAGGTGGACTACGTAATGGTTTAGTCTTGAATAACTTCCACGGTTTCCGTGTATACACTTCAAGTAACTTACCTTCAGTAGGTACTGGTGCAGCTACAACAGGTACAGCTAACCAAAACGCTAACTACGGTGCTATCGTAGCTGGACATGACTCAGCTGTAGCAACTGCAGAGCAAATCAACAAAACAGAAACATATCGTGACCCAGATTCATTCGCTGACATCTGCCGTGGTATGCATTTATACGGACGCAAGATCTTACGTCCAGAAGCGTTGATCACAGCTAAATATAACTTAGCATAATAAAACATTTGAGGGGGCTGGCTTTATGTTAGCCCCTTTACGTACATTTAAAATCTCGTAGGAATTAACATGGCGACTTATATAAACCTAGTGAATGAATTACTTCGTCGTCTTAACGAAGTCGAGATTGGTGAAGCAGACTTTGCTACAACTAAAAACGTTCAGTCCCTAGCTAAAGATGCTATTAATTCTTCTATACGTGAAGTACTACAGGATGCACAAGAGTGGCCTTTTACTTTAGTAACATATCAACAAACTCTATCTTCCGGTACTAACACATATGACTTCCCTTCTGACTTCTCAAAAGCAGACTGGGAAACTTTCTATTTAACAAATGCAGAATCTGCTTACCCTACACAACTACCTAGTATCTCTTATGAAAGTTATATAACAGAGAAGAGAAGCACGGATGATGTAGCTGGTACAGGTGGCTACGGTAAACCTACTACTGTATACAAAACACAAGGCACTAAGTTTGGAGTTACGCCTCCTCCTGATGCTTCTTATGTTATAGAGTACAGCTACTGGAAGTTCCCCGTAGACCTAAACCTAAGCTCAGATGTTTGCATAATACCCGACAGATTCCGACATGTAGTGCTTGATGGTGCTATGATGTACTTAATGCACTTTAGATCTAATGAACAGTCTGCACAGTTACATGCGGATAAGTTTAAAAAAGGCATAAAGACTATGCGTAGACTATTAGTGGATAGTAAAGACTACCTAAGCTCTACTGTGATAAACCGTATGGGAAACTCTTTTTATAAGAATAGTGTTTAGATGGCAGATAAACTTAGCACATACCTGTCAGTTTGTACAGGAGGTCTGATCACTAATGTTGATCCCTTGACGCAAGCCTCTGGCTTATCTGGTAGTGCTATACGTATGATTAATTATGAACCTGCCCTTTCGGGTGGGTATCGTCGTATTAGTGGGTACGCTAACGACTACGGTACTGTTCCGGGTACAGGCCCTGTACTAGGACTAACAGTAAACGGCAACTTACATGATGGTATATTTGCTTGTAGAAAACCTACATCTGGACATGATTACTTATATCGTTGGCAAAACTCTAATACCTCTTGGGTAGCTATACCTGAAGCTGGTAATCCTGATATGACTAATGTATCTAGAATTAGATTTACTAGCTATAATTGGTCAGGAGAGGTAATACTTCTTACTGATGGTGTAAACCCTGCGGCAACCTATGACGGTACTAATTATGTACAGATAACTCATGCACAAGCACCTGATAATCCTAAGTACTCAGAAGAGTTTGCTTCTCATGCATTCTTATGTGGAGATTCATCTGAGCCGTTTAATTTGTTTTTTAGTGCTCCTTTAAATGCGGCTGACTTTAGTCCTGCAAATGGAGCTGGTGTTATAAATGTAGGTTATACTATAACAGCAGTTAAGAAATTCCGTAACCAACTATATATCTTTGGTGCTAACAATATAAAAAGATTGACAGGTAACAATGCGGCTAACTTTGTATTAGAAAATGTTACTTCAAATATGGGTTGCCTCGCCCCTGATTCTGTGGTAGAGTTTGGTGGTGACTTATTATTCTTGGGCCCTGATGGCATACGTCCTATTTCTGGTACTGATAAAATTGGTGATGTTGAACTTGCTACAGTTTCTAAAGAGATACAGTCTATATTTGATAACTACTACTTATCAGAACAAATAGAAGATGTAGCTATTGTAGTACTTAGAAAGAAATCACAGTTTAGGTTCTTCTTTAAGAATGATGCTTCTTTATCGTTAATAGGTGGTATACGTAAAAGCCAGAATAAACAGAGTATATTTGAGTATAGTCAGCTTACTGGTATGGAAGCAAACTGTGTAGCTAGTGGGTACATTGGACAGTTTGAACATGTAATACACGGAGATGGTTCTGGTAAAGTACATCGTCAAGAAGGAGGCAACAGCTTTGGCGGTAACTCTATTTTTAGTTTATATCAAACACCTTACTATTATATGGAAGACCCAGAAATACGTAAGGTAATACATAAAGTAAACACGTACTTAAAATCAGAAGGTGATACAGAAGTTTTTGTTGGTGTCTCTTATGACTACGATGACACAGGTACAAGTAACCCTACTAACTACGACTTCACTACAGAAGGAGCTGCTTCCGTTTATGGTACAGCTATATATGGGGCAGGTGGTATATATGATGGTAATCCGTCACCTAAAACACTTACAAATATATCGGGATCAGGTAACTCTGTTTCGATAAGCTACGTTACGAATAATACAAATGCAAGTCATACTATACAGGCAGTAGCCTTGACGTATGAGACAGCCGACAGGAGATAATACTTTGGCAGGTTACGTAAGACAGTCCTCAGCGGACATAATACCAACAGCTACACTTCGTGCAGCACCTATTAACGCCGAGTACAACAAACTCCGTGATGCATTTGCAGTGTCTAGTGGACACAAACACGATGGCTCAACAGGAGAAGGTGGATACATTCCGCTTATCGGTGATGTTGATGCGCTAAACAAAGTTGTTATAAACACTGCTACTAATCAAGTAGGTGTC